AAAGCGACGGGGTGACGAAAATGGCTCAGCCCCCACAATGCACATCTGGAGCAACCCATGGTCCCCATGAAAGCCCTCGTCGGCTTCTCCCTGGCTGACGGCTCGGCAGCCGCCGGCGCCACCTTCAACGCCAAGGATGCCAAGGCCGCTGATTGCCTGGAGGCGGCAGGCGTTGCGGAGCGGGTGAAGGTCGAGAGTAAGGCCAAGACCGAATCGACAAAGGCCAGTGCGACCACTTCCGCCTCCTGACCTGTTCGAGGTCAGCGTCGCCAATATCGACCGCTTCGTCGCAGCTCACGATCTGACGGAGTGGCTGAGCGAGGCTTTCATTGACGACGGCGGGGGCCTCACGAACGAGGATCACGCGCACCTTAGGCAGGCCAGCATCGGCACGCTCTGGACGACGGCCGCTAATTCACGTCAGGGCCGCGCCGTCATCGGCCAGGCTGAGGTGGGTTCGCCTCGCGCCATGGGCCGCTGGGCAAAGGCTCGCGCCGAGCAACAGGTCAGGGAGTGGTTCGGCCATATCCCCGACTTCATCCTGACCTTCAGCGCACCCTATGCAGCGCGAGCCACAGACGCTGAGTTCTGCGCCCTCGTAGAGCATGAGCTTTACCACTGTGGCCAAGAGCGCGACGAGTGGGGCGCCCCGAAGTTCCGAAAGAGCGGATTGCCCGCCTTCACCATGCGTGGCCACGACGTCGAAGAGTTTGTCGGTGTAGTTCGCAGATATGGCGCAGATGCCTCCGGGGTCAGGGACCTTGTAGAGGCCGCGTCCCATGAGCCGTTGATAGGCAGGGCATCGATCGCACAGGCTTGCGGGACGTGCTTGCTGAGGGCGGCCTGACCTAGACGGAGCCTTGACATCGACATGGCCAAGGAACGCCTAGCCCCAGAGGTTCAGACCTACATCGTTCAGGCGCTCGCCTGCTTCGACAGCCCCAAGACGGTAGCCGACGCGGTCAAGGCCGAGTTCGGCGTCGTCATCACCCGGCAGTTGGTCGAGACCTACGACCCGAACAAGAAGGCCAGCGGCGGCCTCGCGGCGAAGTGGGTCTCGCTGTTCGAAGAGACCCGCAAGGCCTTCCTGGAAGACACCAGCAGGATCGCCATCTCGCATCGCGCGGTCCGTCTCCGGGCGCTCCAGCGGATGGCGGAGAAGGCCGAGACCATGGGCAACATCGCCCTGGCGGCTCAGTTGTTCGAACAGGCCGCGAAGGAAGCGGGTGACAGCTACACCAACCGGCGCGAGCTGACGGGTAAGAACGGGGCGCCCCTGCCTGCGGCAGCGCCAGCCGTCGTGATGTACCAGCTACCCGACAATGGACGCGGCTGAAGCCACGGTCATCCGGCCGCAGCCGGGACCGCAAGAAACCTTCCTCGGCAGCTCGGCCGACATCGCCATATACGGCGGCGCGGCAGGCGGGGGGAAAACGTGGGCGCTGCTGATGGAGCCGCTCAGGCACATCGGCAACGAGAACTTCGGCGCGGTCTTCTTCCGACGCTCGACGGTCCAGGTCCGCAACGAGGGCGGCCTTTGGGACGAGAGCGAGAAGCTCTATCCGGTCATTGGAGCCACGCCGAAAGAGCACGTCCTGAGCTGGCAGTTTCCCTCGGCGGCGACGGTCAGCTTTGCTCACCTGGAGCACGACAAGACGGTCCTGAACTGGCAGGGCTCGCAGATCCCGCTGATCTGCTTCGACGAACTGACGCACTTCAGCCAGAAGCAGTTCTGGTACATGGTCAGCCGAAACCGCTCGATGTGCGGTGTTCGGCCCTACATCCGGGCGACCTGCAACCCCGACGCGGATAGTTGGGTCGCTGAGTTCATCTCGTGGTGGATCGACCAGGAAACGGGGCTTCCTATCGCAGAGCGCGCCGGGAAGGTGCGTTGGTTTGTCCGCATCAACGACGCGCTGATCTGGGCAGATGATCCGGTTGAGCTGGAAGAGAAGCATCCGGGCATTCCGCCCAAGTCGGCCACTTTCATTCCGGCCAAGCTGACGGACAATGCGGCCCTGATGGCTGCCGACCCCGGCTACATGGCCAACTTGCTGGCCCTGCCCAAGGTCGAGCGGGAGCGCCTGCTTGGCGGCAACTGGAAGATCAGGGCGGCGGCGGGTCTGCTGTTCAAGCGGTCGTGGGTGACCGTGGTGGATGCGGCTCCAACCGATCTGCGGATCGTTCGGGGCTGGGACCTGGCCGGAACGCCCAAGGTGGACGGCAACGACCCCGACTGGACGGCTGGCACGAAGATCGGTCAGTCCCGTTCAACAGGGCGCTACATCGTCCTGCACCACGTCAGGGAGCGGGACACGCCGCACAAGATCGAGGCGCTCATCTCGAACACCGCCTCGCAGGACGGGCGAGATGTCGAGATCAGCCTTCCGCAGGACCCCGGCCAGGCGGGCAAGGCCCAGGTCGCGACACTGATCAAGATGCTGTCGAGCTACACAGCCCGCGCCACGCCAGAGACCGGCGACAAAGAAACCCGCTTCGGCCCGTTCTCGGCGCAGTGCGAAGCCGGAAACGTCGACGTTCTCCGCGGCCCCTGGAACGAGGAATGGTTCATGGAACTGGAAGCCTTCCCGGATGCCGCGCACGATGACGATGCGGACAGCACGGCTCGGGCCTTCAATACGCTGTCGCTGGCGCCGCCGCCAGCCCGCAAGGTGAAGGTCAGCTTCTGATGGCGGTGAACGAGCGCGATCCTGCCTGGGCTGTCCATGCCGACGCCCGGAAGAAGGTCCACGACCTCCTGAGCGGTCGAGAGGATGCGCTGGGCTATGTCCGCGCGCTGCCGGGTCATGATGAGGCCACGGCGCAGCGGTTCCGAGAGGGGGCCTACTACCTGCCGGTCACGGCCCGCACAGCCGAGGCTTTCAGCGGCTTGGTCTTCGGCAAGACCCCGACGCGTTCGAACCTCGACGCTCTGGACGCCTATCTCGGCGACGTGACCGGCTCCGGCCAGGACATCGACCGCTTCGCCGAGCAGGGCTTCGACGGCATCCTGTCGACCGGCGCCGTCATGGTCCTGGTGGACTATCCCGACGCGCTGGCTGGGGCGACCAAAGCCGACGCCGAGGCCGAGGGTGTTAGGCCCACGCTGAAGCTCTACGACGCCACAGCGATCCTCGCTGCCCGCGTGCAGAAGGTGGGCGCGGCGCTGAAGCTCTCGCATATCCGGGTCGCCGAGCAGGTCGAAGAAAGGGACGAAGCTGACGAGTTCAAGCTGACGCAAGTCGGTCAGGCCCGTGTCCTGGATCTGGATGAGGCTGGCTTCTACCGGCAGCGCATCTTCCGTCAGATCAAGGGCCAATGGGCGCAGTTCGGTGAGACGGTCGAGCCCAAGCGCCAGAACGCCCGGCTGAACGTCATCCCGGCTTTCTTCAGCAACCCGCGTGACGGCGAGCCCAGCCCGGCCCGCCCGCCGCTGGACGACATCGCGGAGATCAGCGTCGCGCACCTGAACAACTCGGCCGCTCTGGAATGGGCACTGCTTTGGACGGCAAACCCGACGCCGATCTTCAAGGGGCTCGCCCTTGGCGATGATGAGGAGATCAAGCTGGGTTCGTCCGAGGGCATTGCAGTGTCCGCCGATGGCGACGCCAAGTTCATGGAGTTCACCGGTTCCGGCCTGTCGGAATTGCGTCTGGCGCTGGAAGCCAAGCGGAAGGACGCGGCCCTGATGGGCGCCCGGATGCTGCTGGAGACCGGTCGGGCGGCTATTGCGGCAGAGACGGCGCGGATCGAGAGGGCCGGGGAAACTTCCGTCGTCTCCGGCATCGCCAATGCGCTGTCGGACTGCCTGACGAAGGCGCTGACCTTCATGGCCGATTGGGCTGGCGTGTCGAGCGAAGGCATCCAGTACTGGCTCAACACGGATTTGAACCCTGCCGGCCTCTCTGCACAGGAGCTGACGGCGTTGCTGGCCGCCTGGCAGTCGGGTGCGATCACGCTGGAAGACCTGTTCGAGAACCTGCAGCGTGCTGAGATCGTGGACCCGGCGAAGAGCTTTGAGGATCACCGGGAGGCGCTGGACGAAGAAGGCGAAGGCCTCGGGACCGTGAAGGACGACGCGGCATGACGAAGGCTCGGGCGCGCGACGCCGCTGTCATCTGGTGTGATCGGGGCTGGCAGCCGGTCTATTTCGGCTTCTGCCCTTCTCGGAAGGCCTGGAGCCGCGAAATGCGGAAGATGGGCTGCAGGGAGCCGTATCCAGCCAACGACGGCTGCGCCACGACCTTCACGCAGAAGGACGGCAAGGTCTGCATCATCGTGACGCTGGGCAAGGCGCAGAACGCCGAGGGCCGCACCCGCGTCGAGATCGCAGGCCTGCTTTGCCACGAGGCTGCGCACATCTGGCAAGAGGTGCGCAAGGTCATGGGCGAGAAGGAGCCTTCCATCGAGTTCGAGGCCTATGCGATGCAGGCCATCTTCCAAGGGCTCTATCAGGCGTGGCTGGACACCGTTGCGCCCGACGAAATGCTGGCTCGGGGCGCTAAGCGGGAAGCCGCCTGATGGCCTCGCCCGCCGAGCGCCTGATCGACGAGGCGGTCAAGCACCGCATAGCCCTCTCACGGTATTCGACGGCCACCGTCCGCAGGGTCATCGCCCTGCTGAACCGCACCGATCAGCGACTGGTCGAGCGCATCCTTCGGGCCGACAACGAGGGCCGAGACCCCATTCAACTGGAGCGCCTGCTGGAAGAGGTTCGGGCGCTTCAGTCCGATGGCTGGACCGTCCTGCGTGGTCGGCTCAACGAGGACGTGGCGGCCCTGGCGGACGTCGAGCGGCTGTTCACTGAGCGCATGGTGCACTTCGGCCAGCGATCGGTTGGCCTAGCCACGGTCACGAACGCACCGACAGCGGCCCAAGTGGTGGCGGCTGTGAATGCCAGACCCTTTCAAGGCCGGTTCCTGCGCGGCTGGATGGACGAAGCAGAGTCGGGGGCCGCCAAGCGGGTCAGGGAGACGCTGAGGCAGGGGTTTGTCGAAGGTCGGTCGGTCACCGCACTGGTCCGCGAGATCCGAGGGACGCGTGCGCTCCAGTACAAGGACGGGGTGCTCGAGATCAGCCGGCGCGGCGCTGAGGCGATGGTTCGCACGGCCTTGACGCATACGGCCGCCGTCGCATCGAAAGAGACCTACTCGGCCCTCGGCGTCGATCAGGCCCGCTTCATCGCCACGCTGGACGCGCGGACGACCATCACCTGCGGCGCGCTGCACAACTCGGTGCATCCGCTGGAGAGCTTTCCTTGGCCGCCCCGGCACGTGAACTGCCGATCGACAACGGCACCTGTCATCAAAGGACTGCCGCCCATCGAGGCGCCCTCCTATTCGGATTGGCTGATGCGCCAGCCGGTAGAGGTTCAGAACGAGGTCTTGGGCGTCCGAAAGGCCCAGCTATTCCGGTCGGGCAAGCTGACGCTTGATCGGTTCGTCGACAGCAAGGGTCGCATCCTCACGCTGGAGGAACTGAAGATGCGTGACGCGGCGGCGTTCGAGGGCCTATAGTTTTGGGGTGAGCACGCCTTTCAAGGTCATCGACGGGACGCCGGAGCCGGAAGGCCCGCTGAAGCGCATGAAGGCGTCGGTTCCTGACACGCCAATTGTCCGCTGCCCTCGCTGTACAGGCCTTGCGATGATCGAGGTCAAGCTCGGCTTGGTCTGGAAGAACGGAAAACCGGCGGGCGGCAAGAAGCAGATCGTCTGCGGAACCTGTCTGGCGCGCGGTGATCATGTCGTCGTCGCCTGAATAACTAGGCTAGTCCGTCGGATTGGACCTGGGCTGGCCGCCAGCCTGTAGGAATTCCCGGATCAGGCCTCGGGCGGCGGCATCAATGGCTTCTGCATCATCGTCGGTACCGGTGAGGTCGTGCACCTCTTGGTGCTCAACGAAAGCTTCGTAGCCTGTCACAACCGCGCTGTTGTCGTCGAAGATCCGGACGATCCACCGGGCAGTGCTCTGGTCGTATTCGGTGCGTGCCCAATAGCGATCTGGGCCGCAATTGAACTCGATGGCGTCTAGGTCCGTCACAGGTCTGGTCTCCCGATTTCCCCTTTCCGCAACACCCCGTTGCCGAAATCGCTCCGTGCAGAGCCGGAGCATCCACCAGGGCGTGAGCTGAGCAGCGCCCCCTCTGTCCGCTGAGCGGGAGGAACTACCCACCATGAACACCACCAAGAACCGCCTTATGGGCGGCGGCTCCGTGCTGCCTGCCATCGGCCG